CTTTTTCTCTCTTTGGCCCCCAACCCCCGGGGTCAGTACACTAACTAAACCAGGAGGTCAAACCCCATGCCGCGACCTGATCCGAAACGCCCCCGCGAGGGCCAGGAGGCCCTTTTCGAGGCCGAAGCCGTCAAACAGCCCGATTGCGTTTTGCGTGGCCGGCACTCCATGGCCATGGACGCCGCCCTAGACGCCGCCCGCGACAATCAAGTGATTCACCCTATAGATGAAGGGATCGCCACAGTGCTTCGTGCGGGTGCCTGGGCACTCGATACCCTAGAGAAGCAAGACCGACCGTATGGGCCGGCTAAATTGATTCCGGCCATGACCGAAGCACTTACCGCGGCGCACATGACGCCCGAGAGCCGGAAGCTGGAAAGCGAAGACCTGGCCAAGCAGTTGTTCGAGGACCTAGCCGCCCTAGAGTCCGGCGACGATGCGTAAATGGCTTCCCGGCCGGGTAGAGCCCCGATATCTGACGCCGATACCCGAGGGGGCGATAGTTGACCTCAGGGCTGTGAAGAAGGTTGCCGCCTTGTTAGGCCGGTCGCCGACGTTCTACCAGGTGGAAATTTTAGAACGCCTGGTAGCCAAGTGGCCTGACGGCACACCGGTGTTCACCACCATTCTGGTGAGTTTCCCCAGGCAGACCGGTAAAACCACGTGCATCATGGATTGGTTAATGTATGTGGCCATGACTCGCCCGTACCAAAAGCTGTGGTTCACTGCCCAGACGGGCATGGCGGCGCGAGAGCGTTTCCTAGCTGAGCTGGTGGAGCCCAGCAAAAAATATCTGGAGCCGCTGGGGATCGTGGACACCAAGCTCGCCGCTGGTGCCACCCGAACCGTGGTGGTGGCCACGGGGTCCCAAATCCGCCCCATGCCGCCGACTAGTCAGTATCTTCATGGTGGCCAAGGTGACAAGATTATCGCCGACGAACAGTGGGCTTTCACCCAGAAGCAAGGAAAAGACCTTATGCAGGCGGTGCGCGCTACCCAGCTGACCAGGAACAACAGCCAGATTGTGCAGATTAGTGCCGCGGGTGACGCCGAATCCGACTACTGGCACACCCGCTTGACGAAAGCAATTGCCGAACCATCACCCCGCGTGGCGGTGATCGACTACGGGGTCGGCACCTCCGCTGACCCTCAGGAAGCCATTTCCTTCACTATCGAAGAAGTGCTAGCTGCTCACCCCGGTGTAGCGGCCGGCCTGTGCACCCGCGAAAAAGTCCTAGAGCCCCTAGAGAACGAGGACATGGACTTTAATGAATGGCTGCGTGCCTACGGCAATGTGCGCTCAAAGAACACTCGCCAGAAGGCCATTGATCTAGACGCCTACCGAGGTATCACCACCACAGTGCCGCTGGATAATGGGCCAGTAACCCTAGGCGTTGGCGTGTCCTGGGATGGTGCCACTACCGCCCTAGCCGCGGTGGGCACTATCAACGACGGCAAAGGCGTGGGTATCGAGATTATCGACGCTCGCCCCGGCCGGCAATGGGTGATCGACACTACCCAAGAACTGGTGCGCCGCGGTATCGCAATTGAGGTATGCGGCGATGCATACGGCCCTACGAAACGTCTAGCTGACCAGCTAGCCATTGCCCTTCCTGAGCATTGGAAACCGCTATCCACCGATGAGATGATCGCCGCCACAGAGGATTTTCTACAGGCGTTGGACCAGGAAGCGGATACCACGCCTATCCGAGTCCGCCGCTGTGCCGGTGTCGAGTATGAACTAGATGTGGCCGAACTGCGAAATGTGGGTGAAAAAGGGCGCATGTTCAGCAGGCGCAACAGCGCCGCTGGCACCGCACGCCTAGAAGCCGGCCTAGCCGCCCTAGCCGGCTATCAAATCCCCGAGACCGCTATCCCCGAACCGTTTATCTGGAGCCCCGAATGACCCCAAAAAAATCTGCCAAAAAACCAGAACGCCGAGAGAGTAACCTTGACTGGTCCGACTACTCCGGTGCCGTCGTGACCTGCCCCCACTGTGATTGGCACGAACAACACGAAGAACGAACTGCCGCCTGGTATGCGCTCGCCCGCCACCTGAAAGTGGGGCACGGGGATTTTCAGGCGGCGAAAAACGCCGCCCGCAATTTGCAGCGCATACAGCAAAAATCCTCGAAATGACGCCCCCATAGGCGATACTAACGCCTATGGGATTCCTGCAAAAAATTCGGGACCTAGTGTCGGTGCCGGCCCTAGTAAGTGGCACGCTAGAGGTGCCCTACGCTAGCGCCTGGGCTGACCCTAACCACCTGATTACCGTTGGCACGCCCGACTTCATGCCCGATGTGACCACCCGTGACGTGGCCATGAACGTTCCAGCAATCAGCAGGGCACGCCGCATTATCGTCAGCAGCATTGCTAGGTGCCCCATCGTTGTGCACGACGCCGACGGACCACTACCTACACAGCCCGATTGGGTTTCCCGAACCGATGGGCCAGTCTCCCCGTATCACCGCATGATCTGGACTGTGGATGACCTGCTGTTTTATGGTTGGTCGCTGTGGGCTGTTGCCCGAGACAGCAGCGGAAACGTGATTGCCGCCGACCATGTGGACTACCGCTATTGGCATTTTGACGAACAGGGGAGGGTATTTTTCGATGGCCAGATTGTTGATTCCGATAGCGTGATCCTTATTCCTGGTGCCGATACTGGTATCCTCAGGTATCCCGCGGCTATCCGGCATGCCGCCCAGATCAACGCCGCCGCCGCCTCCGCCGCCGCGAACCCGGTTGCCCACACTGAACTGCACCAAACCGGTGGTGAACCCATCACCGACCCTGTAAAAATTGAGCGGCTTATAGCCGCATGGAACCGCGGCCGGAACCGGCCGGGGGGCAGTGTCGGTTTCACAAATTCCAGCATTGAGGCAAAAAGCCATGGTTCTTTTGAGGCTCACTTGCTGGTGGAAGGCCGAAATGCCGCGGCGATTGATATTGCCCGCGTTTGTGGTATCCCCGCTATCCTGCTAGACGCCTCCCTAGCCGATTCGAGCGTTCGTTACTCCAACATGGACGCAAGGAACGTCGAGTTGGTGGATTATTGTTTGGCGTCGTTTATGGCGCCTATTGCCGCCAGACTTGGCATGGATGATATGGTTTCCGCTGGTCAGAGTGTGGAGTTTGACCTGGACCACTTGACCCGTCTCGATCCTAACAGTATCGCACCGCCTGACGACTACAGTTCCCGCCGCATGCCGCCCGCCACCAACGAACTAACCCAGCTGATTGACTAAAGACCATGGATTTTCAAACGCTAGAACCCGACCTGTACCAGTTGATGAATAAACACTATACGCCCGGCCGACCAGGCCCCATCAAATACATTGTGGTGCACCATAACGCAGGCGTGAACTTGAGTACCGCTGATTGCTGGCGGATTTGGCAAGACCGTGAAGCTAGTGCCCACTACCAGGTAGAAGTGGATGGGACTATCGGACAATTGGTCAATGATTGGGATACGGCCTGGCACGCTGGTGACGCCGCCGCGAACAGCTGGTCAATCGGCATTGAGCACGCCAACGTTGGCGGCGCCGCCGAAGACTGGCCTATCAGTCAGGAAACTATCACCGCAGGCGCCCACTTGGTCGCCGCACTCTGCCACGCCTACGACCTGGGAAAACCCGCATGGTTTAATAACGTTTTCCCACATTCGCATTTCTACAGCACCAGTTGCCCACATCAGCTAGCTGGTGCCTACCGAGATCAATATATGTCCTTAGCCGAGGATTTTTATTTCAGCATGCAAGCAGGAACCACACCACAAGCAGGGAAAATGACGAACTTCACCGAGAATGACCGGCAACTACTCCGCGAAAACAACGAGCTTCTGCGCGTAATCCGAGACCAATTGACCGGCCCTGGTAGTGGCTACCCGGGATGGCCACATACCGGTGGCCGGACCTTGGTTGATACGGTTGCCGCCCTAGGCGCCGCACAGGGTATTGATGGTTGCCGCGATACCAAGAAAGCCAAGTGATATGAGTCTTCTTGATGTAGCGACTGGCTTCGGCTTAGGGATTAGCATCATGCTGACTCATCAGATAATTTTTATAATTCGGCTCCGCCTTGAGCTACGCAAGCGCGCCATGGAGTTGCCGCATGCCTGAGCGCCCACCAACCCAAATCCGCTACCCGTGGCGCTCCGTGCTCCGTAGCGTTGCCGTGGCCACTATCGCACTACTGCCGGTATTACCGGAAATAGCCAAGGTGGCGGGTGTAGAGACCGTACCCCTGGTGGCTTCCACCCTGGGGATCGTGGCGGTTTTGCAGCGGATAATCACGATCCCTGAAGTTGACAGGTGGCTGACCACCACGCTGAATCTTGGGGCTAGGAAACGCCAAGAAGAAGGAGAAGACGTAAATGCCAAGTGATGTAGAAACCGTAACCGGTGACGCTGCACCGGCCACTGTGGTCTGTAACGAGGCCGAACGCATTATCGAGGGAATGGCGTTGCCATGGGGCGAGAATGGACAAACCGCAACCGGTACGTTCACCTTCCCCCGTGGGAGTCTCCGCCTTCCCTCCGAACTCAGCAGCGTCAAGTTGCTGGCGGAACATTCACGCCCTGACCAGCAACCGAAAGCTATTGGCTATGCGATTGCTGCTGAGGACACCCCGGCCGGCCTGGTTATGCGATTCCAGCTAGGCACCTCCGCCGCCGCCACCGAAGCCCTAGCCGCCGCAGCTGACCACACCATCGACGCTTTGAGCGTCGAAGTCGTAGGCGTTGAGCGCACCGGTGGCACCATCAAAAATTCGTTGCTCAAAGCGGTGGCCATGGTTCCGTTCCCCGCGTTCCCAGGCGCCCGCATCTACGCCGAAGACGGCACCCCAATAGAAGCAGTAGAAACCCCCGCACCCGAACCGCCCCAACAGGAGACCCCAATGCCCCAAAAAACCACCTACCCGGCCACCTCCCCTATCCCCGTCGATGACCCTAAAACCCTCACCGCCGATGGTGCTTTCCCGAAAATCTCCGCTGCTCAGGCGGTAGAGATCATCTGCGGTGTCCACACCGGAAAGATCACCGGTGATGAAATCCATGCCGCCTTGCAAAACATCACCGGCTCCGGCACATTGGTCACCGAACCCGCCGTTTGGCTAGGCGAGATCTGGTCCAGCGTCGAATACGAACGTCGTCTTATCAACTTGATTGACACCCAGCCGCTCACTGGTCGCCGCGCTAAGGGTTTCCGCTGGGCAACTGACGCCGATACCGGCAAGCAGCTAAAGCCGGGTGTCGGCAAGTGGTCCGGCGACAAGACCGAGATCACTTCAAAGCCGGTCAAATTCGAGGAAGTCGATGAACGCGCCCAACCGTGGGCCGGTGGTAACGACCTTGACCGCCAAATCATCGATTTTAACGAGTCCGAAACGCTGCTTGCCTACTGGCGCGCCATGACGGAATCCTACAAGCGTGAGACCGACATGGACGTAGCCGCCCAACTCACCACGTGGGCAACTGATGTTCCCGAAGAGCAAGAGGACATTATTCAGGCTATCCTGTTTGGCGGTATCTATGTTGAAGAGGAAGTGTTGACCCCGGCGTCGTATGCGATTATCAACCCGAAGGACAAGCGCAAGATTGCTAAATACACCGAGCTCAACACACCAAAGTTCATGGATGTGACCCCGGTGGGTTCCCCTGACCGGTGGGTGACGAGCCCATTTGTGCCGGAAAAAACCGCCATTGTTGGTGTCCGCAGTGCTACCACATTCTACGAGCTCCCCGGCTCCCCGATTCGCGCCCATGCCGAACACATCGCCCTAGGTGGCCAAGATGTTGCCCTATTCGGCTACACGGCACACATCAAAAACCAAATTGCCGGCCTGGTCAAGGTACATTTCAAGTGAGCAAAGTAGAAGATGCAGAAGTCCTAGCGTGGCTAGGTATTGATGCGGTAGGTGACGCTTCGGAAGAGCAAGCACTGAAGGGGATTGTGGCGGCGGTTAACGCCACTGTGACGGATTGGCATGGTAGTGCAGACGCTTGGTCCGACCGTATCCACACCGGTGCCGTCATGCTTGCCGCCCATCTGTGGCGCCGCCGCGCTACCCCCGGTGGCGTAGCAGCCCTAACAGACGAGGGAACAACCTATGTGCAGCGTCATGACCCCCAAGCCGCCATGCTGCTAGGCCTTGGCGGCTGGACTGCCCCGGCGGTGGGCTGATGAACCCAGACATTATCCCGATGCATCTAGGGAAGCTAGCCAAAGAAGTTAATAATATCGGTATTTCCGCGACGGTTAACCCCAACCGTATCAGTATTCCTGGTGCATGGGTCGCCCTGAAGGACATGGAAATCGAGTCCATGGCCCGCGGTGAAGTTACCGCCGAAGCAAGCGTGTACCTTGTTGCCGCCGACTGGGGCACCACGCTAGCGGTGGAATACCTCATGAGTATGCTAGACGACCTGCTAAACCTGCTGGAAAACCGATACCCAACGGGCGTCGAGATCACCACAATCACCCTCCCCACCATTGGGCAAACCCCCTTGCCTGCCGTTGAGGTCACCTATGAACTGAAAGGAACATAATAATGGCGAATGTGAACACGCTAGATAGCCGTATCTCCACCGGACCTGGAAAGCTGGTTTTCGGTCAGGCCGGTGCTCAGAATGAGTTTTCCGCCCTGGTCACCAAGGCTGAATTGAATCCGTCTGTGAACACCGAGGATGGTAAACACGTTTTGTCTGGTGATTACGCACCTGGCAAGGACACGATCACCTGGACAATGGAACTCACCTGCTTCATCAACCTGAAAAAGAATGGAATTTGGGATTGGTGTTTCACCAACCGAGGTAAAGAAGTCACGTTCGAGTTCCGGCCGGTAGAAGGCGAAAAATCCGCGAAATTCACCGGCACAGTCAAGGTCCGGCCCCTAGGCGTTGGTGGCGAGGTCAACAAGGAAATGAGTAAGGATTTGACGTTCCCCTTGGTTGGGGAGCCAGCCTTTACGCCTGTACAAGAGCCATAAATGTCCGGCCATGTTGATGTTTCCGCCGAGGTTGAGGGGCTGAAAAACCTCCGCCGCACTATCCGGCAAGCAGGCGGCGACACCAAAGATCTTCGCAATGCCAATCTCGCCGCGGCGCAGACCATCGTGCCGATAGCGGCTGGTTTGGCGCCGAAGGTGTCCGGCCGGTTGGCGGCGAGTATCAGGGCGGGTGCTACGCAGAAAGCCGGCATGGTCAGGGCCGGCCGGAAACTTGTACCTTATGCAAACCCCATTCACTGGGGTTGGCCGAAACGCGATATCGAGCCGAACCCATGGATCGCTACCGCCGCCGCCGCCAACGAGGAATTGTGGCTCAAGGTATATGAGCAGCATATTGACCGTATTTTAGGAAAGATCGAAGGAAAGAAACGATGAAACTAACGATTAACGTCAGGTACACCAGCGGCGAGGAAGTCGCCGTAACGCCGATTCTGTCCGATCAAGTGGCTTTCGAGCGCACCGCTCGCCTCCGTGATTGGGGCACTGCCACTGATAGCCCCCTGACGTTTGCCGCCTTCCTGGCGTGGAAGGCCTTGCAGCGCACCGGCCAAACCGAATATTCGTTCGAGGAGTTTTTGGAGAGCGTCGAAGCACTGAGTCAGTCCGGTGGTGAGATGGGTTTAGCCCCTACCGAGGAGACGGGTGTCGTGTAATCGCCCTGCTGGCTATCAACACGGGGATTCCGCCCAGCGTGTTGCTAAAGGAAGACCCCGCGTGGATAGATACCATGCTGGATGTGATGGCTGAGCAGGCGGAAGCAGCGAAAAAGAGATAAAAGAGGTAACCGGTGGCGGGGAAAAAGAAGTCAGCAATCCTGTCAGTCAACATCGTCAGTGACGCCAACACTAAGGGGTTCACTGAGGCGGCGCGCGCCGCCCAGAAGATGGCGGCCGATATCAACGCTTCGACTGCCCAAGCGGCCGGCATGGCCACCAAAATAGGGGGACTCACCACCGGAATTACCTCCCTTGTCTCCATCGCTGGGGGCGCCATAGGCCAAGTTGCTGCTGGCGCCACTGCGCTAGCGGCGGTGGCCGGCCCCGCCCTAGGTGCTGTGGTGCTGGGTTTCGATGGGATCAAAGAGGCTGCCGAGGGGCTGAAAGAACCTTTTGATGGTTTGAAAGAGTCGGTGAGCGGTGAGTTCGCCGCGGCGCTTGAGGAGCCTTTCGAGAATCTCGGTGGGCTTATCACCAACCTTGAGGAGCCAATGGCTGGCCTGGGTGCTAGCGTTGGCAACCTCATGGGGGGGCTTGTCGATACGATTGTCAACAATCAAAGTGAACTTGAGAAGCTCATCGCGTCCGCGGGTGAGTTCACAGATGCCATGGGTCCCGGATTAAATACCCTGCTCGAAGGGGTTTTATCCATTGGCACCGGCCTAGATGGCATAGCCGGGGATTTTGGCGCTGCTTTCGGTGGCGTCCTTGAAACGCTGGGTGAGAAATTTCAGGAGTATGCTTCCAGCGGTGCCACCACTGCCCTGATTCAGGGCATGATCGAGGCCCTGGGTGGCTTGTCAGATTTGATAGGCCCCCTGCTGGATTTGATCGTCGAGCTAGGCATTGCCCTAGGCCCGTCGTTTGGCGGTATCCTATCCGCCCTGGGTGAGATTATCGCCCAGCTGGTGGAGCCGCTTTCCACTATCGCCCAGGTAGCTGGTCAAGCGCTGGTTGAGGCGCTGAATGCTTTAGCGCCCATGTTTGGGCCGATAGCTCAGGCGATTGCTGACCTGGTAGTCGCTTTGGCGCCGCTGCTTCCGTCGATTGCTGAGCTGGTGGCGTTCCTGGGAACCGCGTTAGCTGAGGCAATTAGTGCAGTTGCCCCGCTGGTTGGTGACATTTCCAACCTGCTGGGTGAGGTGTTCCGCATAGCCATTGACGCCTTGACGCCGATTATGCCAGTCATCATCGAGCTAATCCAGACGCTAGCCGGCGTCGCTAGTGAACTACTGCCGTCGATTGCTGAGCTGGCCAGTGTGCTTTTCCCGGCGTTTGCGCAGATCATGGAGGCTATCGCCCCGATTCTGGGTGACATCGGTGCTCTCATCGGCGATGTTCTCCGCATGGCTATTGAAGCGGTGATCCCGCTGATTCCGGTGATCGTCGATACAATCCGAATCCTTGCCGATGTTGTGGCCATGCTGATTCCGGTGATTGCCGAGGTAGCACAATTCCTTTTCCCAGCGTTGGCTGAGATTCTTCAGGTGGTGGCACCGCTGCTTCCTGATTTAGCTAATTTGATTAAATCGCTGATAGAAGCCCTTTTGCCGATTATTCCGCCCCTGATGCAAGTAGCCGAGGCGCTGTTCCCCGCGCTTGTGCGCATCATTGAGCTGATTATCCCGATTATCATTCAGGTGGCTGACATCTTCGTGCAGTTGGTGCAGGCGCTCACGCCGCTGTTGCCGCCGCTGGCCGATTTAATTACTGAGCTGTTGCCGCCGATTGTTGAGCTGATGGAGGCTATCGCCCCGGCCACTTCCGCGGTGGTTGGCATTGTCGGCAAGCTCGCTGTAGCGCTGGCTAAAGGCTTGGTGGATGCGGTGATTGCCATTGGCGGTAAGCTTGGTTGGCTAAAAGACCTGTTCTTTAAGATTATTGACGTCATCAAGAAGGCGTTCCAGTGGATCACTGATTTTCTGG